ACCTCTTACGAGGTCCACCCTGCACCTACCTCTCCATGCTCATGCCTTCCTTTAGAACTCGATCCACTCCCTTCGTTGCTGAGCCGATATCGGCTCAGAGTTTACAACGCTGGAAGTGTGTTAACACGGGGCAATATGCTCCGGATTCGAGTGTACCTCAATTAGGCGTCAAAAAAGTTCAGACGTCCAAATGGGGTTCTATCACTGATGTGGTATCTAAAAGGAATAGAGGGTCCTGGGGCAATAAGCCCGTAGTTCACTCTAAGTTTGAGGCGAGTTTTACCCCACGCGGCAATGCCGAATGGGCTGAGACTTACGTTTCAACTGGTGCTTGTAATTACCAGCATGGTCACCAGTTCCCGGCTCGTTATACCCATGGGGCTTCAAGTGAGGTTAAGTCCTCACCCCCGTGGGGTTACTACGATTTTCCGATTCTATCAGCGTCCTTTCCGGATTCTGATTCCTGGCGTGCCTCACAAATGAGACAGTTAGGAGAGAAAGTACCTCGCGCGGTTTCCGTTGCGAATTTTATTCTCGAGCTCAAAGATATAAAATCTTTGGGTGAGAGTTTGGTACAGACTCAGAAGGTTCTCAGAGCCCTTGGTGTTAACACCATCAGAGCTGCTAAGCGCAAACTCAAGAAAGCTGCCCGTAAGGGCGGCTCTAATGGGTCTAGCTTTAGAGAACTTACTCGGACCGCGGCAGATGATTATCTTGCCGTGAATTTCGGGGTTATCCCTTTTGTTAGGGATATACAGGCTATGCTTTCTGCCCATCAGAAGCTTCTTAAGAGGCTTCGTTGGATCAAGAAAACTTCTGGCAAACCCACTTCCGTGAAGAGAAGACGCGTCATTAATGTAGACGATTCTACTCTTTTGGTTGGGTACGCCGGGCCTAACGGTGACATCTCTGGATGGATGAGGAAAACTACCTTCACAAAGGTGAGGTTAACGGAAGTCGTAGGCGCTACCGCTTTTCAGCGTACGCCTAATGTCGACGATGCGTATTACCGTCTCTTGGCTTGGACGCGAGTCCTAGGCCTCGATCGGCCGCTCTCAGTCATTTGGGAAGCTATACCATTCTCCTTTCTTATCGACTATTTTGTCGATATTGGGAAGATGGTGGACGCTTATGGCCCATCTGCTGATCCGTTACTAGGAACTGTGGGTCTTAAGGACCCATGGTACTCTACAAAAGTAGAGTACTCAGTGGAGGTCGAATTTGTCCCAACCCCTGGTATGGAGAAAGGAAGAAATTCCTTTGTCGCTATGCAGGGTAAGACGTCGACCTACATTCGTTCCTCAGAGTTTTCGGGAGCAGGAGTCTCCATTAATGGGACTCTCAGTGAGTCTCAGGCAAGAAACATCGTGGCCCTGCTGGTTCAGCGGGGATTCTGAAGCTTCTTTCTTCGCCTAACTATTACATCAACTTGCCTTCATCAGGCTTTCACCATGGCATTCGCGTCCAACCTCACTATCAATGACTCTGCTGCAGCAGCAAAAGTTTTCGCCGCTGTATCGATCGAAGGTTCTGAGACCATCCGTATGGATCAGTCTACCACGAACCTTGCTCCTCGCACGATGATTATTCGTCATGCTCAGAGCACAGACAAGCTTTCAAAAGCTGTCGTCGATCGCCATTTGCTTTCTTTTCAGCACCGTGTGCTGGATTCAAATGGAGTTCCCTTCGTGCAAACTGGGAATTTTACCCTGTTTACGCCTAGGGCCTCGGTCATCACCCGTGCGGATACCGATCATTTGATCGCTTTTATCCGGAATTTCATGGGTGTTACGGAGAACGTTGATTCGTTTCTCCGCAATGAGTCGTGAGACGTGGCTCCTACTTTGCTCCGTTTACGGAGTAATCCTAGGAGTCTTAGCTTCGCTCTTAGTGAGCTGGCTAATAGGACGCTGACACTGTCACGGTGAGGGCTGTGGATTGCCAACCTATTTAAGGTGACAATGAAAAGCCCATCCAGTTATTACACTGGGTTGATGACTAGTGTGTTAGTGAGCATTTACAGCGGTAGGTGCTGCCCTATGGTCAATCTCTCTCGCGATGTTTCGTACATCCTTAAGAGATTCTCTCATGAGGGTCTCCAGTTTTTCACGGTCGGACTGCCCCAACTGGGGAAATCCTTTGATCGTGCGCTGGAAACCGGGCTCTTCATACTCCCTGCGGGGTTTAAACCATCTCGCAAGGGGTCTCAGATTCCTGCTTTCATGCAGGTGATCTTCAAGAGCGTCTTCTCTGAGAGTGGCCATATCCTGGAAGATCCTGACCCTTATTCGGTTCAGGAAGTGAGACAAGTTTGCTTCCTTCTTTATAAGCTGGAAGCCCCTTATTCATCTGAAAAGATAGATAAGGTCTTGTCGAATTTCGCTTCGGTTGAGCGTGAACTTCAGTCCACGTTTGTATACACCGATACTCGCCTTTTTGCGAGAGCAAAATCCCTGCTACTGGATTTGTTCGAGGGTTTCGACCCTTTGGACATCCAGCCAGGTCACGGACCAGGAGCCGTTGCTTCAGGTGAAAAGGGTTTTGAGAAGTGGTACTTCAAAACGAAGTACACTACCCTTCACCAAAAATACCCCTATTATTCCTACTTTATAGTGGGAGGGGGTAAGGAAGTTTGTGATCGGCTATCATGGTACAAGGGCCTACGCCAACAGGCTGAGCCTTCGGCTAAGGTTGTTCTCGTGCCCAAGGATAGTCGAGGTCCGCGTCTCATCTCTATGGAGCCTCTGGAAGTTCAATACATCCAGCAGGGTCTAATGAGAAAGCTCGTTCCGTGGATTGAGCGGCATCGCCTAACTCGCGGTGTTGTAAACTTCACTGATCAGACTATCAACCAACAGTTCGCCTTGGAGTCCTCTAAGGACAAAGAGTTTGCGACTTTGGATTTGAAAGACGCCAGTGACCGAGTTAGATGGGATTTAGTACAGGAACTTTTTCCTTGTGGAATCGTTCCCTACCTATCTGCCTGTCGCTCCACAAGTACGCAACTGCCAGATGGCAGTTATGTGCCTCTCAGTAAGTTCGCGCCGATGGGGAGTGCTTTATGCTTCCCTGTTATGGCGCTTACCCTTTGGGCTCTTATCCGTGCGTACCTCGAACTCGAATCGCTTAAAATTCCAGAAGGTGAAAATCTTCAAGAAACGATTCGTTCTTCCTTTCACATTGGGCGCAGTGGCTCTTTCGCCATTTATGGGGACGATCTTATCGTTCCGTCTGCGTCCTGCTCTGGACTTATCCGAATGCTTGAAAGCTTTTCGCTTCGAGTCAATAAGGACAAGTCTTACTGTAATGGTAACTTCCGAGAGTCCTGCGGCGTTGATGCCTTTCGAGGTGTTGATGTTACCCCGTTTAGGATGCGGAAACCATTCAGTACTAACGCCCGGAACTCGGGATTCCTCGCCAATAGTTCATCCCTGGCAAACTCTTTGTTCGCTAGAGGCTACTGGCATGCCGCCTCGTACATACGTCTTGCGTTGGAGGATACATTTGGGAAACTCCCTTATGGATCTCCCTCTGCAGGGTACGCGTGTATTGAGGTCGAAGATGTGTGTTTAGCTGAAAAGCTGAACACTTTGCGCCTTAACAAGCGCAACATACGATGGAATCTGGACTACCAAGTCCATGAATACAGAGTTCTTGCCGTCGTCCGAAAGGAAGGCGACGAAGCTCCCTGGTTCACCGGATGGAACAGATGTCTCTGCTCGGTTCTCACCGATTGGAGGCGCTCTAGTCCGCTTAACAGCGGAGTTCCATTTGTTCCGAAGACGAGTTTTTCTTCTCTCGTCGAAAACAAAAGAAGATGGAGACCAGTCTCTTAAAAGGAGATTGGTAAGGAG